TTAACTAATGCTAAGAGGCATTGCATCCGCACCGTTTGAAAAGGCTACGATGTAGGTGCTGTTGCCAAACTGGTCATAAGCCTGGATACGCACACGATTACTCATATCGGTTGCATGATTCAAACTCTCCACGGAGGTGTGTGCCCCCAGAAACGTTATCTGATTTTGTTGCTGGTGAACTTCAATATGTTCAGTAAGGAGGGTAGTGTGAGAGTCATCCATATCAGAACGCAGGACAATTTGTACGCCGTAGTCAAACGCTCCGCATTTTACATTCGGGAAGAAGGCATTATAAACGATATCCCATTTCGTTTTGGAGTGCTCTTTGTAGATATAATAGGGATTATGTGCATCGTTTTCATCCGGGTCGCTGCAACCATCAAAGTAAAAAAGCTTAAAGTAGGGATCGTCAATATAAAACCAGATTACTGTAAAACTATCGCCAGAGTGATTAAAATGACCGCTGTAGTCCCAGCAATCTGCCTCGGCAACGGCTTTGCTGCTATAGGTAATATTGGTGCGGCTTTCCCCTTTCATACCATATAACTTAGCGGGGTAGCAGGTTACGTAGACACAGGTTTTCGTATAGTAATTTCCGGTGGCGGACGTCTCCTGTACTACCCTGTTTCCCGACGTATCAGTGTAGTCCAGCTTAAGCGCAACCCCTTCAGCATGGGCCTCCGCGTTCATGCTCGTTGGGCTATACACATAGTAAGTTAACTGATAGTCATAGGTCCCCGACTCTGCACTCGCTGCGTCACTATCAGCGGCTGACAGCGCAAGGGAGGGGTCGTAAATGGCAGTGTATCTTCCTGCGGTCGTTATTTTTAGGTATTTTAGCGGACCGCTGTCCTGATCGTTAATTAGTGACAGCGCATTCGATACCTCTTGTTGGGTTGGGCCTGCCGTAGTACCGCTTTTTAAATTGAAAGAGATCCCGACGTTCAGCAGCAGCTGGTGGTTATTGTTGATAAACAGATGCCCCTGCGTCGAGTCAGAATAGTCTGTCCAGATTTTGATATTTTTAATACTTGAAACATTATCCCATGACATAGTGTATGACCTCATGTTGATGACGCTTGTGAGTGATACCAACGATCTTCAACTCAGCTACAGCATGAGGGATATTCAGCGATCGGAAAATGCACTATTAATAGTCGGTGAAGAGAGGTTTTTTATACGTAGGCAAAAAGCAGGCATAAAAAAACCAACCGCTTAGGTTGGTTTTTTCTGGGATTTTTTGGTCGGCACGAGAGGATTTGAACCTCCGACCCCCGACACCCCATGACAGCGGGTTAATTTGTCTGTAAGCCGCGCCAGCTCTGGTTTGTGGTGCGTTTGTATGGATATGCAAACAGTACATTTCCCACAAAATCCGCTTCATATACATCAAAGAGTTAGGGGTAGGTTTTACCCCATGCTTCAACCGGCCTTATACTCAATTTCGGCGTGCGGAACATGTACCCAGTCGACGTGGTTCTGGGTATAAATTTTTGTAGACTCCGCGTCGTTGTGTGCCATCCTGGCCTGAGGATCGATACCCTGCTTTTTAAACAGATATGCAGCCAGCGCCCTTATTTCATGGAATGTCGGACGCTCCAGAATCGGTAGGTGCGATGCTATCCCCAGATCATCCCGCAGCGCTGAAAATGCCCGGCTCAGGTAGTCAGGTGCCACCTGTGTCGGGTGGCTCACCTCTTTGCTGGTGGGGTTGCTTCTCTTCTCCGGCAGCCGGTGTACTACATACGGGCTGGCAACACTATCCCGGCTGTTATCGATGATGTCTTTCAATGTTTTGCCGATTGGAATGGCTACGTGTGATGCCTCTGTATGCTGCACCTTCTGGCGGTGAATGTAGAGAGTCCCGTAGATCCCGTCCTCTGGTTGCGGTAGCCATACGCATCCACACACGCCTTCCTTTGGCTGAGGGATAGTGTAGCGGATACGTGATACCTCAAGCCTAGCCTGGGTAGTTTGCAGGGCCAGATCCATAGCTGTTCGCAGCCACGGTTCTGCCGCACGGTGAATAGCCAGAAACCATTCCAGAGAGAGACGTATACGTTTTTTGCTTTCCGTGCGCTTCATCTTTTTACGGGTTGCCGGGTTATCCATCATTATTGATTCATCTACAGCATAGCTAAATAGCTTCTTCAAAAAAGATACTTTCCTGTTTTGCACATTAGCAGAGCTGTCAGGATGATATCTATTGATATAGCCATTCACATGCTCAAGGTCGATGTCACAGGCTGCGATATCAGAAAAGTATTCCTTAACTCGAACTATATCATTTAGCCACATTGCCTCAGTATCAGCCTTTGGCTTTTCATCATTAATTGCACGTTTTAATAAAGCATCAGCATGGAATGCAAATGGTTTAGCCTCACCATTAGTGCCGCCAGATTCTCTGATTAAACTTTCAATAGACGGGGTATTTTCTGGCCTCATCCTCACGTTATATTCACGTGCAATAGCAATTGCCATTACGCGATCTGTACCGAGCGTTTTCTTTTTTCCTGTTATTAGAGTGAATTTATAAACCCCCCGATCTTTGTCATATACAAGGTAATCGGGGAAGTGTCGGTATTCTCTTTTTCTTGGCCTTGCCGCCATGATCAGTCCTCAATTAAACGGCGAACTTCCTGATTTATTATCGAGTCGACGCCCCACTTTTCGGAAGAGCTAACCCAGACCCCGCCATCAACTACTCGCCCCATTAGCACGCCGTTCTCCACCCAGCGCTTAATGGTGCGGTTATCAGGAACGGAGCCAGGCTCAAACTCGCGTTTACCCCAGAGGCTCGCTTTCATTAGTTTGGACATGGCCACTTCTCCACTTAGCCCGGCTGCACCCGGGCGTTAATCTTAATCAATATTATCGCCGGCGGCCGGGATTAGCCGCTGCCATATTGCCGAGACGTACTTCGCCTGGTGCCGGGCATCCGCCAGCGCGTTATGCATATCACCCTCAAAGGGGATCTCGTAGCGCGGGTTAAACCCGACAGCGCGACCTAGCTCGACAATCGTCCTCACGTCGCGGTCGTTCCAGAACTGCCAGGGGCAGTACATACCATGACGTTCGAACGAGGCCCGGGTGATCACATTGTCAAACGTGGCTCCGTTACCCCAGACCTGCAGGTCTTTTAGAATGCAGTTGTCATCAATCAGCCTTCTCAGCCCGCCCAGTGCATTAGTGATGTGCACGCGGTTATCGCTGGTGATCGCCGCACGCGCTTCCACGCCTTGCTTCATCCACCATAGAATGGTGCTGGGGTCAGCCACTGCATCACGCACCAGAGAGCTCTCCAGATCCACGACGGCATAAAACTCCGGCCCCAGCTCGCCGGTAGAGGGTTCAAACAGCACGGCACCGATAGCGATGATAGGTGCGGTGGGCTTGTTACCCATCGTTTCGAGGTCAATCATTAAGTGGTTCATTGGTTAGATTCCTGCTTCGGTTCTGCTGGAGATTTAGGCATTACTGTTTAACTCCCTGCTCCGTATTCTTCAGGTCATTTTCTGCAAAGAGGATTGAAGTTCTGGCCGCCCGTAGCCTGGCCTTAGCATTCTTCTCTTCGCGCTCCAGATTGGCGACCGACTCGCGCAATTCATCACGTTGGCGATGAAGTTTTTCGATCTCTGTGACTATATGCTCTCCATCGGTGGCAACCTGTAGAATGTGCTCGAACGCATCAACAACGCATCCGCATCTGGTGCAGCGAATAACACGATCAATTTCGCATACCTCAATAGCGCGGTGCTTGCAGGCCTGCTGAACATATTCCTTCCTGTCGCTTACGGTGACGTTGAGCAACTTCGCTTCGTCTCGCTTTGGCTGGATGAGAGGTACAATATTATCGCTGATATCGTCCATCACCCCTCCTTGCCCGGCGCTGCCGTCACCATCGCTGCATCAATTTGTTCGCGCAACGTGGTTTTGTGCTCTTCTTCCCAGTCATCGCTGATGGTCTGCGACCAAAACAAGCTATGACTTCCATAAACCATAGGCTCACGGACATTGACCGTTTTAGATACCAGCCAGTCCATGCGCCGGGTATCGTCCGGAATCACCGGATATTTCGACAGAGGCGCGGCATACTCCATGGCCTCGATAAACAGCAGCTGAATTTTAGCGATCAGCTGTGCCTCACCGCCGATGTGCGTCTGCTTGATAAGCTCCATCACCTCACGTGCTGAAGCCAGAGCTTTGCTGTCATGTGAGTAGGTCATTTGGCCTCCTTGAGCATGGCAGCGCGGCAGGACGCAATGCCATCTCGCACACGGTGCCATGCCTCGTGGTCGCGATCTGAAATACGCAGCACTTCTTCCATTGCTGCCAGCATCTCATCCAGCACCGCGACGGGCTGCGCTGGCGGGGCGGCGTAGAGCGTAATAATACCGTCTGGCAGAAGCCAGAAATCAACACCTTTGGCTGGCCCGGCGTTAATCCAATGCTCGCCAGAAATTTCCACCTCAAATACAGGCACAGCCGCTTCCCGCTCTTTGCGCAGCGACAGAAGCTCACGGGCCAGCGCTTCAACAACCTCACTATCACATGCAGCGATGAGATTAGTCATATGCATGGCGCAAGGTTTATAAGTGGCTTTGCGGGCAAGTTCTGCAATCTCTTCCAGCCTCTCATTGCTGAGTATGTTCATGGGTTAGTCCTCAACCGATAGAGATGTGAATGAAGGAAAACAGCCAAATGACGAGCTCTATTAATGCCCATCCAGCGATCGCACAGGCCACGCCTAGGATGACGAAGGCGGTATTAAAATCACCATTGCTAAACATTGTTTTCCCCTGTCTCAAGAGTGATGCCAGCCACCTGAATGGCGTGCTCAACGTCGAACCGCGCAAGCCACTGCCCACCATCTTTTGGAATCAGGACGCCACGTTCACCTTCATTGATCGGGTGACCAGAGCGAACTGCCCACCCGCCGGGTAGCTTCACCTTGCGAGACTCCAGCTCGGCGATGCGCTGCTCGGCGCGCTCCAGCGCGGCCAGCATCGTAGATACCGCCGGGCCGTAGTTCCAATGCCTGCCAGCAGGCCCGGACATCGCCGCATGCAGTTCGGTCATTTTCTTCACGCTGCGCCTCCTTCAACCCGGCGGAACTCGATCACCCACACCCACGGGTTGCTTTCCCAGCTCTCTTCGCCGTAGATGGATGACCACAGCCAGGAAAATACCTCTCTCGCATCATGGCTCGCACCACCGAAATATTGATCGCCCTGATTGATACAGTAGCGACCGCTGGCAGGTAACCTAACCAAACCCTCCCGTGCAGCGTCATTTTGGCTGATTGACTGAAGGCGCTGGACTCCCACATTTGTAATCTCCAGCGTGATACGGCTGGCCCAGCGCGGCATGTGGATGCTGGGACGCCAGCGGCATTGCAGATTATCGTCAGCGTCGTAATATTCTGGTGCTGGCTTACCATCGGCCCTGTAGACGCAGAACTCAGGTTTCTCAAACATCGAGCTTTCTTTGCTATACGCATCCATCTGGTCGTAATCGAATAACGGCCCTTGGAACGTTTCCCGTACCCAGATGCGATCGCCAATAGAACCAAACGGGCAGGTAAAAAGTTTTGAACGAATGTGGTTGCCGCAGGCATTGGATTCTGACCAGTGATATTTACCCACGTCACCGCGTGCTGTTGATTCAACGATGCGTAGCAAGCCAAAGTCAGGAGAGTCTGGCTGCACTTTCATGATCCGCCGCGTCTGCGTCTTACTGCCGTCGAGGATGGCGCGCACCATCTCTGCGTTAAAAATCATGCCGCGCTCAGTCATTCCATGCCTCCAGCTCGTTCTGAATCTCTTCGTCGATCTCGTCATTCGTGGCGTCCTGGTTGAGATAGTCCAGCGCCTCTTTGCGATAATGCTCGCGCCGGGTGAGATACCAAGCGGAGAATTCTGGTGACCAGCCGCGGCCCTCGCCTTGGTAATCGACCCTGGCGTTATCTTCGGCCATACGCTCAACCATGCAGTGAGCGGTGGTCAGGGCGCATTCACGGATGCATCCGCGCAGATGGCGCTTACGCCAGTACGGTGAGGATTTGGAATCGCAAACGTCGCGGAACTGTACCTGCCAGCGGCGGATGCAGCGCGCATTGAGGGATTTGCTCATGAGGCCTCCCCGTCGCGCAGCTGGGCGGCGATATCTTCTAGCACACTATCTGCGAATGACCTGTCAAAATCACCCTCTGGCGCATCAGCCATAAACTCTATGGACGTAAGGATCATGCGAGCAATATCGGCGGCGTTCTTTGCTGTATCCTCAATGAAACCAGCCTCCCACGCAGCTAACATTCTGTTGGCCACGAAGTAAGCACCTTCTTTATGCGCCTGCGCCCGCAGCTCGCGCTGCAATGCATCGGTGGCGGGGGTGTCTGGCACGCATTGAGCGGCGTCAATATAGCTATCTCTGTCAGGGTCGATAACCCAGCAATCATCATCAATAAACTTTGTCTGCGCCGCATTCTCAGCCGCCAGCTGGTCGATAGTGCTGGTGGCGCTGCGCAGGTTGTTCATGGCTCCGATATAAGCCAGATTTAGCGCCTCAAGCCGGCAGGCCAGCTCTGTAACAAGTACCGGCATTTCATCGGCCAGCTGATTACCGGTGGCTTCATGGGACTTTTTGACCAGCTCCATGATGGTCATGTTAGCCAGTTGCTCTTTCACTGCTTTCTCCTTACGCGCTGCACCGCGCCTGAATTTTGGTTGCACGAATCCCTCGCCCAAGGCGATAGATAAAATGGGTTTCGCTTTAATAAGCACCCTGCACAGGCGCTTAATGAAGCGGGCGGCATGACCACCAGTAGGTTCTCCACACAACTGGAAGCGCGCTCCGAGGAGTTTGCATTAACGACCAGACACTAAAGGGAGTGTGTGGAGCGCGCTTTCAGTTGTGAAAAGGGGCGGTACCAGCGACTTCATGGGTTAACTCTGGTACCGCCAATATTACTGCACAGCTTTGCGTATCCTTCGCAGTGGTCAGGCAACTGATAGCAACCTGACTACTGCGTCTTTAAACTTTGATCTGCCTGTCTTTTCACCACATCAGGCTCGGTGGTATCTTGGGAGTTCTCACACAGCCAAGAGGTTTCTATGCCTGTCGCTAATGATAATTTTTACCATCTAATCGAAAGCAGAATTGCCGAATTACATCACATTTCTGTCAGTGGCTTTGTTCAGGAACCGGGTTATTCTCAAGTAAGAAATCGTGCTGCGTTGATACTTGCTCTTGAATATGTTCTTGATGCCCATCGTCAGAAATTTGCTACATACTGGAACCCACTTCATGGCAGGTCAGCCCTTCATCATCTTTTGCTTCAGAAATACAAATGGCCATTAGAGCAAATTCGATCGCTTGACTTGCAGGACTCTATTTTTCTCTTACAAGAAGAGTTGGCCCTTGATGCCTTGCCAGAGGAAGCAAAAGAATCAATTCAGTTTTTTGCTGGCGGCGCTCGCCCAAATTCGCATTTCTCCGACATTCGCGAGGAGGAATGGGATTCCAGCCTTAGCGGCAAAGTCTCACTGAGGCGCCGCATTCCAGATTTTTGATTCTCTCATCAAGCTCTGCCAGCGCTTCAAGGTGCTCTTGCTTTTCTTGTCGCGCTGATTTCAGTGCTCGAATAGAGCGCAATTTAGTTTCCATCCACTGGCATATCTGGTCATCGCTAAAGCCTTCAGCGATGATTTTTGGTTCACTCTTCATCGAAGCTCGCCCCCTTTGTGGTTAAGTTAACTTGCGAATCATCCCCATCTTCATACGCCTGGGGCGGCTACTGCGTGGGCGTCCTGCCTTTTCGCTGTTGCTTCTAGGTACATTATGTACCGTTAGGGTACATTGTCAAGCACAAAAAAACCCGCTTTAGCGGGCTTAAGGAAAAATTTAATTTTTCTGAAGGTACCTTCTGGGCTTACCTGAGAAGATAACCGTGCCGATTATCGAGCAATTACCGTCTATCTTAACGTAAGGCTCCGGCCAGCTATGATTCAATGCCTTCAGGTACTTACTGCCACCATCTTCAATCAATCTCTTGAAGGTGGTTTCTCCGGAATCGTGCATAAGTGCTATTACGTCATCTCCATGGCCTGCCGGGATCTCAGGGTCCACAAAAATCATGTCTCCTGGTCGATACTCGTCGATCATGGAGTCGCCAATAACACGCAGGATATACGTCATGGGTCCGCACGGCACAGGGCACGGATAAGTTTCAACACTGTTCAAGTCCACCTCAGCAAAGCCAGCTTCCGTCCATGCTCCTGCCTGCACCCAGGAAATAACCGGAACCAATGTGATATTTCTATTAGTGTCTGATACATCAGGACTTTTTGCAACGTTAGTAGTTTGGTGTTCCTGATCCAACCAGCCTAACGGCAAATCAAAGCATTTTTCAATATGGCGCGCCATCGCATCGCCAATATTTTTAGACGCGCCATCCCCCATAAACCTGCTGGTTTGGGTAGGTTCTCTGTCGATCATGGTAGCGAAGTATGTATTCCCGCCGACACCGTCACGCAGTTTTCTGGCGTTTAACCGCCTAATTTCCTGAATCGTTTTCATCCCAGAATTAAACATTGTGTACCTTATGGGTACAAGTACCTTGTAGGTTCATATTATTCGTGTAATATGTACACAGGAGGTACATATTATGAAAGAGTATTGGGACTCTTTATCCAAAGAGCAGCAGTGCAAATTAGCAGTAAGCGTCAAATCGACCCCTGGTTACCTGCGCTTGGTTTTCAACGGCTACAAAAAGGCAGGCTTCTCCCTCGCCAAGAAGCTCGAAGAGATCACTGCCGGTGCAATTACGAAATCTGATTTGCGCCCTGATATCTACCCGAAACAGTAACTATGAACGTGAAAAAAAGAAACCACAGCATCAAGGAGTTAACCGTGGATAACCAACACTGGCAAGTCGAGAAGCAGCCTGCGTGGCTGGTGGCGGCAATCAAAAAGACCATTTCAAGCTTGCCGGGCGGTTACGCCGAAGCAGCTGAATGGCTGGGTGTGACAGAGGATGCGCTCTTTAATCGCCTGCGTACTGGCGGGGATCAGATCTTCCCTATGGGTTGGGCGATGGTTCTCCAGCAGGCCAGCGGCACTAAGCATATTGCCGACGCGGTATCTCGTCAGTCGAACAGCGTCAACGTTCCGCTGGTGGATATCGAGGATGTGGAAAATGCAGATATCAATCAGCGCCTAATGGAAACCTTCGAATGGATCAGCGAGCACTCTCGTTTTGTTCGTCAGGCAACAGCTGATGGGGTTATAGACCAGGCCGAGCGCGATCAAATTGAGCAGAACAGCTATCAGGTAATGGCTAAATGGCAGGAACATTTAACGCTGCTGTACCGCGTTTTCTGTGCGCCAGAAAAGAATGACGCCCGCGAGTGTGCAGCTCCGGGCGTCGTGGCGTGTCGTGTCAGTGGAGAAACTAACGCATGAACAGTGTAACGGTAAATAACCGCTTACCGCAACTTCGGATGATCCCGGTGCCGGGCCAGCCGCTGTTTCGGTATGAACGCAGAGTAGCAAACCGCTGGGTGGCATGTAACCACAGCCGCGCCACTGGAATCGTGGGTGTTTACTACCGGAGGGCGAAGGCCTTATGCGCGAACTCAACCGCTGGTTTAAAGACCGTCGGGGGATCCCCGTCCGCGTCATCCGCTGGGAAGCAGAGTCGCAGCGCGTTATCTATCTGCGGAACGGCTACCCAAATGAGTGTTTCAGCCCGCTCCAAATTTTCAAACGCGATTTCACGGAAGTAGAGGGCGATCATGAGTCTCTTAATGCCATCCAGACCAATAGTAATAAGCCCTGATCTCGCGTATCGCATCGGCCTCAATGAGGCTATTGCTCTGCAACAGGTGCATTACTGGCTGAAAGAAACCACCTCTGGCGTTGAACATGAGGGCGCGCGCTGGATCTATAACACGACAGAGCAGTGGCTCGAGCAGTTCCCGTTCTGGTCGGAGTCGACCCTGAAGCGCACCTTCAAATCCCTCAAAAAGCTTGGTCTGTTGCTTATCGAGCAGTTGAACAAGGCGCAACGCGACATGACCAATTACTACACCATTAACTACGAAAACAAGCTCTTAGATGATGTCATTTCGGCCAAATCCATCAGGTCAAAATGCGCTTCTCCATCAGGTCAAAATGACACGATGGAACAGGTCAAAGTGAAACGCTCCAACGGGTCAAAAAGAGCCGCTGTCATCGGGTCAAAATGCACTGATGATCCTACAGAGATTACAACAGAGAGTACTACAGAGATCACAGACAAAACCCCTTGTCAGGTTGCCGGGCAACCCGACCCTGATGTTTTGATCACTGACCAGGCCAAACAGGTATTAACCCACCTGAACCAGAAAACCAACTCACGGTACCAGGTCTGCAAGTCCTCACTGGAGAATATCCGTGCCCGCCTGGGCGAAGATTTCACGCTGGATGAACTGATGCTGGTAGTGGACTACAGCACCGCTAAGTGGGGCGAAGACCTGAAAATGGCTGAGTATCTGCGCCCGACCACGCTATTCCAGCCGAGCAAGTTCCCGGCCTACCTGCAGGCGGCTACCAACTGGGAAAAAGCCGGACGTCCTGAGCGCCGTAACGGGCATTGGGTTAACAGCGATGCAGCACGCGCCAGCTTTGACAATGTTGATTATTCACAGATTCCCGCGGGGTTCCGGGGATGACAGCTATCGAGCAGGTATTTCAGCACATCAAAGATAACCCGGGCTTGCTGCCTTCTGAGATCGCCGCCGCGCTGCCCGAAGTGAACCGCAGCACCGCGTACAGCGCGATTGATAACCTCTGGATGTACGGAGAGATTGAGCGCCTGGCTGCAGGGGACGGGTTCCGTTACTTCGTCGACACGACAAACGGCAGCGACCCCATGCTGGTGGAACTGGAGAAGCTGGCGCGTGAGCTGGAGCAAAAGGGTCAGCGACGTCGCGCTGCCGAGGTCTGGCTCGCTGCATTCGACGCGGCTAAATCTGTCAATGACCGCGAACGGTACTGCCAGCGTCGGTTGCGCTGCCTGGCGGGGATGACGAAAGGCAACGGTGACGACAGCTGCGTTGCTGGCCGCTACGTAGGGGGTAACTGATGAAATATGGATCTGTATGTAGCGGTATTGAGGCAGCAAGCGTGGCCTGGGAATCTCTGGGCTGGCAGGCGGCATGGTTCTCCGAGATCGAGAAATTCCCGTCCGCAGTACTGGCGATGCGCTGGCCGGAAGTGGCAAACCTAGGCGATATGACACTGATCGCGGCGGCCGTTCGTGCCGGTGCCGTGGAAGCACCTGACGTGGTGGTAGGTGGCACGCCGTGCCAGTCCTATTCAATTGGTGGTTTACGCAAAGGGCTAAAAGACCCGCGGGGAAAGTTGACTCTCTCATATGTGGAATTGACGAATGCAATCGACGATAAGCGAATTGAACACGGCGATAAGGAAGCGATCTTCGTCTGGGAAAATGTACCAGGAGTTTTCAGCAGCAAGGATAACGCATTCGGCTGTTTTCTCGCTGGGCTGGCTGGAGAAGATGAAGAGTTCGAACCTGGTCCACGACCTGCAGAGGGAGCCCGTAGCAAGTTCTGGCGCTGGGACGAAAAAACCAGTAAGCACATTCCGATCTGGTCAAAGCGTGGTGTTGTTGTTGGACGACAGCGCAAACTGGCCTGGAGAACCTTTGATGCCCAATACTTCGGAGTGGCCCAGCGACGCCCGCGAGTTCTCCTTGTTGCAAGTGCTCGAGCAGACATCGATCCCGCAAAAATACTATTTGAGTTCGAAGGCATGCGCGGGACTAATCCCCCGACAAAGCAGGCGCCCGTGCCTGTTTGTCTCACAGCGCGAGGCGCAGGCTCTCTCGATGACCGAGAAACTTACGTTGTTACGGATGATCGCCGAGTCCGGCACATGATGCCTGTAGAAAACGAGCGGCAGATGGGCTTTCCGGATGACCACACCCGCATTGAATGGGGCGGAAAAGATGTTGACGCTTGCCCGGACAGGCCGCGCTATAAAGCGATCGGCAACTCTATGGCTGTGCCCGTCATGCGCTGGATAGGTGAACGTATCGCGGCGGCGCTGGAGGTTGCTGAGCAGCCAGCTGAACCAGCAGCGCCAGCTGCGCGCACCTGGCAGCGCCCGTTCCTGAAATGGGCTGGTGGCAAATATCACCAGTTGCCTGATATTGATCGCCTAATCCCTGCCGGACTGCGCCTTATTGAGCCGTTTGTTGGTGGCGGTTCGGTGTTCATCAACTCCGACAAGCACAGCTCGTTCCTGCTGGCGGACGTGAATGCGGATCTGATTCACCTCTACCAGATGCTGGCGGTGGCACCGGAGGCAGTATTGCGGCACGCCCGCCTGCTGTTTGGCACCATGAACAGCGCCGATGGTTATGCCGCTGTTGCTGACGAGTTCAACGCGCAGCTGCTTGACGGACCAGAGCGCGCCGCCGCTTTCCTGTATCTGAATCGCCACTGCTTTAACGGGCTGATCCGGTACAACCTCGCAGGTAAATTCAACGTTGGCTGGGGTAAGTACCCGAAGCCGTATTTCCCGGCGGCCGAGATCGAGACGTTCTGCGCGCTGGCGCATAACTGCGTATTCATGAGCGCTGGTTACCGCCGCACGCTGTCGCTGGCTGGTGAGGGTGACGTTGTTTACTGCGATCCGCCGTATGAGCCGCTGCCGGGCACTAACGGTTTCACAAACTACGCGCCGGGCGGGTTTAGCTGGGACGACCAGATCGCCCTGGCGGAATGTTGTGTTGCCGCCCACCAGCGAGGTGCACGGGTGGTGATCAGTAACTCATCCGCGCCGCGCATTGTCGAGCTGTATCAGCAGCACGGCTTCGAGCTCAACTACGTCCGCGCCCGCCGCGCGATATCCAGCAAATCCAGCACACGCGAAACCGTCAACGACATTGTTGCGGTTCTGTAGGGGGTAGCAGTGGGAAATAAAACATTAACGGTGCGCCAGCAGGAGGTCTTCGATCTGCTGGTGAAATTCCAGAAGCAGCACGGCTACCCGCCCAGCAACGCCGAGGTAGCTCGCATGATGGGGGCAGCTTCGGTGAACGCCGCCGCCGACATGTTGCGCTCACTCCAGCGTAGAGGGGCGATCTCGATCACCCCTGGCGTATCACGCGGGATCACCATCAGCGGTCTGGGCACTGAAGCGCTGGCGGTAATGCTGCTGCGCTCGCTGGTCAATGGCGACGAGGATGCCAGAGAGCAGGCGATCGAGTTTCTCCAGGCGCGCGGGGTAGCCCTGTGAAACTTGTGCTCCCTTTCCCGCCGAGCGTAAACACCTACTGGCGCGCCCCGAACAAGGGGCCGCTGGCTGGCCGCCACCTCATCAGCGCCAAAGGCCGCGCGTATCAGAGCGCCGCCTGTGCTGCGATCGTCGAACAGCTGCGCCGCCTGCCGAAGCCCACCAGCGCCCCAGCTGCAGTGGAGATCATCTTGTTCCCGCCGGACGCGCGCCGCCGGGATATCGACAACTACAACAAAGCGCTATTCGATGCGCTTACGCATGCTGGCGTGTGGGAGGACGACAGCCAGGTAAAACGGATGCTGGTGGAGTGGGGGCCAGTAACGAAGAAGGGAAGAGTAGAGATCACGATCAGTAAATACCAACCGGTGGTTGCAGCCGCCTGAATAAGTGGAGAAACGCATGAACGAGTTAACCTACGTTAAAAACGAGCCGGGCTTCCCGGCGATGACCAGTCTGGAGATCGCAGGGCTATGCGATAAGCGGCATGATCACGTTATGGCCGATATTCGTAACATGCTCCAGCAGCTCAATATTCAATCTCCCGAATTTTCGGGAGATTACCGCGACGACAGAGGGCGCAGTTATCCGCTGTTTCACCTGCCGAAGGATTTGTGCCTGACGCTGGTATCCGGTTACAGCGTGGTGCTGCGTAAGCGCATTATCGACCGCTGGCTGGAGCTGGAGAACAGCCAGCAGGTGAGCGTACCGCAGTCACTGCCGGAGGCTTTGCGCCTGGCTGCCGATCTGGCAGAACAAAGGCAGCGCCTCGCCGACGAGCTGGCCGCCGCCGCGCCTAAGGTTGAGTTTGTCGATCGCTACGTCGCCGCCAGCGGTTCGATGTCGTTCCGCCAAGTGGCGAAGCTGCTGAAGGCGAAAGAGCCGGAGTTCCGCATGTTCCTGCTAGACAACAACATCATGTATCGGCTGGGCGGGACGCTGACCCCGTACAGCCACCACACCGAGGCGGGGCGCTTTGAGGTTAAGACTGGCACCGCTGCTGCCTCTAACCACGCGTTCAGCCAGGCGCGCTTTACCGCCAAAGGTGTTCAGTGGATCGGCGGCCTGTGGGCGGCTCACCTTGCAGCGGGGCGTGCAGCATGAGGGCACTACTCAATCCAGTAGTAGTACGCGAGCTGGGACAGGTTGTGTTTCGCCCTGGCCCTCAGCTTATGTCGATGTTCAGCCAGGGCCGCATTCTGCTGGAGAACGAGCCGGAGCGACTGGCCAGCCTGCCGACCGGAGAAATCCCGCCCGCCGCGCAGCCGCTTGCCGAGGATCCGCTACTAATGCCGGTATTCGAAAACGAGCGCGTGATCCGCCGCGCTGGTGGCATTCAGGCACTGGAGGGCTGGCTGATGCGTGGTGCTGGCTGCCAGTGGCCGCACAGTAACTGGCACGATGCCAACATGACCCTGCTGCGCCATGAGCAGGGCTCGATACGAGTGTGCTGGCACTGCGACAACCTGCTGAGCGGCCAGCACAACAAGACGCTCGGCGGCATGGCGCGCGCGAACTTGGCTGAATGGCTTATCTGGTTCATCCGGGGTGATCTGCAGTTTGGTGCCGACCACCAGCTGACGATCCCGGAGTTGTGCTGGTGGCTGACGTGTAACGGCCTCGCCGGGGCTATCTCTGAAAATCTGGCTCGCCATGCTCTGCGTTTACCGGACGAGCCAATTAAATCGGTATACCGGGAAAGCGAGCTTCGTCACATGCCCGCCGCTACGGAGATCGTGCAGGAGAAAGCAAAGCAGGTTCTGGCGCTGCGTGTTGACCCGGAGTCGCCGCAGTCTTTCATGCTGCGTCCAAAGCGCACTCGCTGGGAATGTGAGAAGTACACCCGCTGGGTAAAGGCTCAGCCGTGCGCATGCTGCGGCCAGCAGGCTGACGATCCGCACCATCTGATTGGCTACGGCCAGGGCGGGATGGGTACCAAAGCGCATGACCTGTTTGTGATACCGCTGTGCAGAGCGCATCACGACGAGTTGCACGCTGACATGAAGGCGTTTGAAGAAAAATATGGCACGCAGCCGGAGCTGCTGCTGAAGACATTAGACCGCGCGCTTGCGATCGGCGTACTGGCTTAAGTGGAGTGGAGACCACCATGAACCTCGAATCATTACCGAAATTTTATTCCCCGAAATCACCGAAGCTGAACGACGAAACGCCAGCCACCGGCGGCGACGCGCTGACGATCACCGATGTTATGGCCGCGCAGGGCTTTGTTCAGGCTCAGGCTTCGCTCGGCTTTAACCTCTTCCTGGCGAAGATGGGGATTCAGGATCCGCAGCCAGCTATCGATGGCCTGTTTAACTACGCGCTGGCGCTGAAGAATCCGATGTTGAATAAACTCAGTGAGAAATCGCGGCTTGGAATCATCGACTGCCTGGTCAGGTTCGCATACGCCGACTATTCCCGTTCGGCTGCCAGCAAATCCACATGCCCACAATGCGAAGGCGTGGGGCAAGTCTCTGCGGAGAAGGTTACGCGTAAAGTTACATACCCCTGGGGGAAAGCTCCTTACTGGGCCAGCAAATCCCGCGCCGTTCGCCCTTCTGACTGGGAGCGCTGGACAGAGGTGAAGAGCCTCGAGAGGATTCAGTGCGACAACTGTAAAGGTAAAGGGGAAGTCAGCACCGCCTGCCGTGGCTGCAAAGGTAAAGGCACCGTGATTGATGAGAAGCGCACAAAGCTGCTGGGCGTGCCGGTGCAGAAGGTCTGCGGTCGCTGTAATGGTCACCGCTTCAGCCGCGTGCCCACCAGCCTTGCCCGTGCGGTTGTAGAGCAACTGGTACCCGATTTGACTAAGCATCAGTGGTACAGCGGCTACGCCGACGTCATTGATAAGCTGGTAACGAAGTGCTGGCAGGAAGAGGCGTACGCCGAGAAGCTTTTGCGCAAAGTCACAAGATAGCAGCATTTTGATGAATTATAGATGCACGATGCTTGCAAAATTCGGAAAAACTGGCTAGGATATTTCCAACGATGGGCATTTAGTATCTACCGTTAATCAAGCCCGCTTTCATGAGCGGGTTTTTCTGTTATTATTCCCTTTTTTCAAAAGGGAATAAATATGGCTTGGCCTGGTATACCACATCCTTTTTTTACAGGTAATTATCAAGATTACGGCTACTTAAGCCTAACCAGAATCCCAAAGATAGTGGTTGATTCCGGATTCGCATGGGATAGCGTCCTCGGTGCTTTTATCGCAGGCCTCATACCGGCTTATATTGCGTGGTATACAATTAAGAAAAATATATCAGCCATGAAGGAAGATAGAGTTCATCAGCAGGACTCTTTTGATAAAGATAGAAATGCTCAGCTTGAAATTGCTACTAGAAATATCAAAGCACAGGTAATATCTGCAAATAGACAGCAGTGGATAAACAATTTAAGAGAATCAACGGCTGAATACCTTTCAGCGGTTCACTCGCTGAGAAAATCTCGTACAATAGCAAGGCATTGTTTAGCTTTATCAAAAAAGGATGGTACTGATTTTCTTATAGCCCATAGAGACGCTATCAATGGTATGACTAATGATGCGCGTATTGTTGAGAATTTGAAATATAAAATATTACTTTTGATTAACCCCGCTGAACCTGAGGCGATTGAGATTAACAGAATTCTTCAAGAGATTTCTTCAAATACGGGGTCTTTTCAGGAGAAGCCAAATAAAATAAAACTTTATGCACTTAGCAAGGAATTGATAGCAATTACACAAATATATTTGAAAAATGAATGGGTAAGGGTTAAGGATATTACTTAA